GTATGTGATTAATTCACCATTGGTCGTATGTAGCTCTGTGATGAGCTGCTCAAGCGTTTTAGCTTGTGTAGACATAAATATTGTCCTCAATATAAATTTGAAATATAGGTAGTAAAAAAGAAAGGAAAGGTTGCAGAGTTAGCTCGTTGCAGCAACGGGTGGAGCAACATGATTTAGCCCTGTCACCTTGGAGATCAAATAGCACCCTGTAGCCAACTCCACACCGGGGTTAGACAGTTGCCCACAATGCATATCAACGTTATTAAATACTGCCAGTACGGCACCGCCCACTGGAGCTGTGTCCAATCGAATATGTGGCATAGGCTCATAAACTATCTCACCTGCACTATTAGAAATATGCGAGGCAAATGTGACGTTACTCATTGAGAACATCCCAATTTTGCTAAACTTGGCATAATTGGCTGCAACAAAGTAAGGAAAAAATTGCCCTGTCGTATTGCGGTGAAACACCACCACTGGAAAGCTGGCACTGTCACTGGCCAATGAGTAAGCAGCCTTGCCTAAGTTTTCAAATAATCGATTACCTGCCATCAATATGGTCTTTTGGAATTCTCCAAACAGCTCAAGTGTAATTGATGCATTGTCACCACTGGTGTTAAACGCAATTGCACCGGTAAAATGCAGTTTTAACCCAATAGATTGCCAATCATTCTCGGTATACGTATTAAAAATAACTGAGCAATCTGGCACCACCACGGTCGTGGAAACATGCTCTACATTATTTGCAGCAAGCATGATGCGAGCAGAGCAACCCGGTACCAGTTTAGCCACCGCTGCTTTGATTGTGTTTAGTGGCGCTTGTGCACTTAAACCATCATTGCTGTCACTACCAACCGTTCGATCAGCATTGACATACAAGGTCTGCGCAAATGTGCTTTTTATTTCGCCATTGACTTTAGAAAACGCCGAATCAACTTTACTGTCAACGTTGAGTAATAACTGGTTGATATCATTTGTCAGTTCGCTACATTGCTGAGTCAAATTTGCGTTGTTACTGGCAAGCTCAGCCACACTTTTTGATAAACTAGACATGGTGTTACCCCTCCAGCTTTAAAAGGCGGTCATTAAAGTGTATTTGCCTCAAATTTGACTGAATTTGCGCTGTGAGTGCTTTGGTTTGTGCAATGGTCAGTGCGGCAAATTCATCGGCGTAATATAGACTTAAATCCCCCGATACATTGAAGTCCAAGCTTTCCGGCGGAACCGCCGTTAAAAGCAAATCGAACCCTTGGACAATTTTCGCAATCGGCGTCTGAAAAAAAAGCACATTCTCAGGGTGAGACCAGACAGCAAACAAGGTCCGTTGGCTTTCGTCTTGATGGTCATTGAGGTAAAAACCTACTTCTTTTACCGCATACTGATTATCATCAGTAAATTCTGCTGTGACATGGAACTGACCATTACCCACTACTTCAGCACCCGATACAGGTGCTGTATTTTTTTGACTTTTTAAAGCCGTTTGATTTCTATCGGGTGTATAACCCGCATCACCCACAGCAATATGGCCAATTTGAATTTTAACCCCTTGTTCAAGGGCACTGACCGCTGCGTTTATCCCCTGCTGTGTCACAACAGGTGTATATACATTCATATAGGTACCTCAGATTATAAATTAAGCGTGATATTTTGAATGGAAACGGTGTAAGCACCGCTTGCTATTGAACTATTTGATGTATGTTGAAATTTAGGATTGTCTTTCAACGAAGTACTTGAGAGGTGAGCCGTAACCGCAGAAGCGGATATAACGGCACCCGAGCTAAAATATGCCATTGCTTTATCTGCAAACGACTGTGTCCCAACATGATTAGATGCACTCATCGATGCAACATGTACTGAGCTTAAGTTAAAATCAAAACTCGGGTTATCTACTAGCTTTGACGCATGTACACTGCCTATTTGAGCTGCCGCAAAATGACATACATTAACTGGTGCAAAGTTAAATATCGGTTCATCACGGTGCATGGCGATTTGCATCGATGCGCTTTGCCCTCCACCAATCACTTGGATGCCCGTGTTGAGGTTAACACCAATATTAAAATCGATATTCGTCCGCATTGGCTTTGTCGCCACCACAGATTGCCACATTTGCCCCTGCAATTTAGGACTTAAAAAAGTGCTACCATTGCTGTCTAGATTCTCATTGGCAATGGCCAGCAACTTTGCGCTATGTGGTACACCACCATATTGCCACCACTCTTGTAGCTCAACCTTGGCATTGAGCACTTTCAATGCATTATTTACCGCACTGATCGTCCCCTTATATCTGTGCCGTGGCACACTGTCCGCAATGACCTTGCGCTGCACATGCTCTGGCCAAGCACTATCCCAAACATCCACACTCAATGAGTCGGCAAGCCAAGGCAAAAACCGTACAGGGCATGTCCATGGATCCCATAACTGCTTATGCGATACTGGGATATTCAATATTCGGTCACTACAATGCTCAAGTGCCAACTCCAACTCGGAAGTATTTCCCTGCAATGTGAAGTTAGACATGCTCGTCTCCCACAGAGATCGTCGCCCGAGAGCAAAACGCAGCCTGATGTGCTTGCACAGCAATATCCCACTGCGGCGCGCTCAGCTCAACTCGTTGCACGCCCTCACGATGCAATACTGCATATAAACCAGACAGAGAAATGTCATGTCCCAATTTATGATGCTCAGCCAACCACGCCGCTAAGCTTACTTTCGCTTCCTCAACCAATGCCGGCCCATCCATGCCTGGGTAAATGTGCAATACCGCGTCTAGCTCAAATTCGATGATATCTGCGGATTTGATATGCACTCTGTCAGTCATCGGCCTGACACTTTCCTTGTTTAACTGTGTTCTGACATGCTCTATGACCTCTGGGGTTGCCTGGCCATTTCCTTGGCTTGTTAGTAATGTTACCACCACGTCCCCAGGTGCTGGCTCTGACGGTTCAGCACCTGATAGCACTTCTGGCGTCAAACCAGCGTCATCTGTACATACCAATATTCGCGCACTAGGCGGCAATAAGTTAGCGACTTGCTCAGGTAAGTCGATATAAGCAAACTCGGGCGCATCTACAAACACATCTTTGACATATTGTGATCCCTTCAGTGCATGAAAAGCATATGCGCCTGCGGGGCCCGCGGTGCTAAATCCTTCTAGCGCCAATGCAATACGTTCACGATACCGCTCATCACTTTCATAAATAGCTGGTTTCGGAGGTATCTGTGCACTGTCAGCTGGCTCTAATACTGCACGCTCGACTTCAAAGCGATTACCCAAATAATCAAGTTCACTGCTTGTAGCATGTGCCAGTAACACGCCATGTGCACTGTCATTGATTCGCTGACGCAGTAACAATTCCCGGTAGGCAAATGACTCCACTAACTTAACCACAGGATCGCTGATAAGGTTAAGCTCAGCGTCAGGAAAGCGTGTTTTAAAGTCATCTAAAATCTCAGCCCTAATCTTTTCAAAGCTTAGTGACTCAATGAGGTTTGGCGCCGGCAAACGGCTGAGATCTATGGCGCTAAAGTTTGTCAATGACATAACTAAGCTCAGGATTAAAGTTATGAAAAATGCCTGACTAACGCATAGACAGGCACATAAGGATTGTTAACAAGCTATGATTTAGGAAAGCTTGCTTTAACATTGGCTCTGGCATCTAACCACACCTGCTTTGCATCAATGGTTTTTTGCGCAGTATCACCAGATTCAGTTAGGCTTGCCATGTAATCTATAAAGAGATGGTCACAGACATGAGCATATCGCTCTCGACGGTTATCTTGCACTTCTTGCTCGGAGAAAATAAGCTGATAATCCCCCTCATCAACTCCGGCATTTTTTGCTATTTTCTGAGCGTTTTCTGGTGTAGTTAGTCCACCTGCCACAATGCGACCTGTTGAGATTTGTTTCAATAATGCCATGTTTATACTCCTACGTATCCAGCTGCGTCAGTATGTGTATAAGGGAAACCTACACTGTCTGCCCAAACCATATTATCGCCATGATTACCCGTACCAACATAAGGCAGGCATATTGCCACTTTCATTTTCCCCAACCCCACAAACAAAGGCTGATGACATCCACCCCAACCTTGTCGAACAGCGTGTTTGTACTGCCAGCCTTTACCGACATCCGTGTGATCACATGTAATTTGAGCAGAGCGGTTTGAAGACGGGTGAAATCTTATCGTGCCTGAACTTTCCAGCACATTTATCCAGCAACTGGCTTGCGTTAAAAACTCTCCTTTACTCCATCCAACATGAGTATCACAGCCTTGTGATAGCACGAAGAAATAACCATTATCTGCATCGTTAGTGCGGCCTTTGGTAATTTCAATGTCAATCAGTAAAACACGATAATTAGAGCCATAATAATGCTCTCCACCATGGTTTTTTGACCCAATACCACGGCTCTGAAAATCCTGATTTGGTGTCAGGCCATATTCGTCTAATTTGTCTAGTGTTAAGCGAGTAACAGTGCCACTGCCTTCAGTCCCATCGTGCAAAAAAGACGTCCAGGGCGCTTTATGTGCCGTCAATATATCTGTTGGGGTATTGTTAGCTTCACAAATAGAATTAAAATATTTTGAGTCCACAAGTGTGTTAGGTGCCAGTGGTAACGCTTTTTGAAACGCTTGAATTTTGGCATCAACCGCTTGCTCTTTGGCAGTCAAACGACTCTCAACGGCCGCATTTTTTTGATCAATCTCGATAGCCTTTTGTGCCACACGAGCGTCGATATCTTCAATTTTGGTATCAACGATATCACTTAACTTTTCCGCCGCCTCAACGACGCGTGTAATGTCTTGCTCTAAAGACATGGTTTAACCTCCGTTTAAAATAAAAAGCCCACCGAATAGGTGGGCTGGATTTGTTGATCGTTCTGTTTGCTGACAACTACTCGGCAAACTAAACCAATTTATTTCAATAGACTGCTGACGCCGTGGGCACGTACAACCGCTTCTTCTAAAGCGGCTTTTTGACCTTTTACTTGATAAGGTAATTCAACCTCACCACTGGCCACTTTCCCCTCAATTGCACCAATCGCGTTTTTCAAAGATTCTGTTGAAGCGCGCATGTCTGCCAAAGAATTAGCCGTTGATAGCTTATTTATAAATATGCTCAGTTCATGAAGGAGGATGTGAGAAATATCTGATGTACTCCCTAACATACTGTCGGTATCTGCAATGCGATTGCTAATCTTATGCCTAACGTTAATACGTGCATTCTCAAGTGCGATTTTTTCTTCAACTGCCGGACTTTGCGCGTTTGCGATTAAATTTTCCATTATAAGCTCCCTATAGCTGCGCTTCTGTACTACTGATAAATTGAACATCGCCAGGCTTAAGCACTTTGCCGTTACCTACGTAAACGGAGTCAACACTCAAAGTTAAGTAATACTGACTTTCAAGTGTTATTCGTAAATAAACATGTTGATCTGTCCCTACATAAACAACAGGCTCATGAGTTCCTGCTGTCTTTGACTGATGTAATCTATTGTTATCCGCATAGCAGTAACCAGTAAAGGTTGCATCTACAATATTGTTTTTACCATATTCATAGCCATAGATATTCAGATGGAACATACTGTTGTGTCTATCGATCTTAAACGGCAGCTTGAGGTGCATATTGGTTGCACCACCTTCATTAGTAAAGAAGCTTGCAATGGCTACGCTTTTTGTTCCCCTTCCACCATCGCCCAGTATTTGTTTATTCTCTAAGGCAGTATCAACGCGCTGCACTTGCTGAGAAATTGCCGTATCAATTTCATTCTTTTTTACAGCAACTTGCGAGTTCATCTCTGCAACTTTGTTATTTACTGTCGTGTTAATATCTTCAATTTTTGTATCTACGATGCCAGTTAGCTGCTCTGCTGCACTGACTACATTTGCAATGTCTTGCTCTAAAGACATAATTTACCTCCAATTTAAAATAAAAAAGCCCACCAAATGGTGGGCTTCACGTTTGAGTTTTTTAACTCAGCATCAACACGGTGTGCTCAGAACCGTGTTATGCCTGACTTACTTTGCTTTGATTACAGTATCAACGCCGTTTGCACGCGTCATAATATCTGTCATCACCGCATCTTGACCTTTGGTCTGATAAGGAAAGCTCAGCTCACCTGCTGCAACTTTTGTTTCAATATCGCCAATGGCCGCTTTAAGTGATGTCGTAGAAGTACGCATCTCAGCTAAGGTGGATGCATCGCTTAATTTATTAACAAAGCCACTTAACTCATTAAGTAACATATGTACTGTGTCTGACGTTGTGCCCAGCAAAGACTCGGTATCCGCCACTTGCTGCTCGATAGATAAACGAACATCATCACGACTCTTTTGCTGTGCTTCTTCAACAGATAATTCGACTGAGAACGTGCTGTCTTTACCAAAGTTTTCTTCAACCAGTTGCGCTACCGCGTACTGCTGCATACTGGCATCAAAAAACTGCTCGACCACCTGCCCATTTACGATTAATTTAGCCATTTAATTTATCTCCTTATGCAATCACGTCGTATGCACCGTCACCGATGTAAGCAAACTGACCCCAAGACTTATCCAAAGGCACATGACCTGTCACAACCGCTGGCAATGCAACCTGAATCACACCCGTTTGATCAGCCGGTAAGTTTCTGCCTGACACATAGGGGTGGCAATGCGTATAGTGATTTCGGCTATTATGGTGAATATGAAGTCCACATACTTTGGCAGGCTCCCCGGCTTTCAGGCCATGGCACCAAAAGTTTGTAGGCACAGTTCCACGAATGTGCTTAACAACGGCACCTGCTGTTATATGCGTTGGCCTTCTTAAGTACTGATACATTAAATAGGCATCGACATGGCTGTTATCACCGCCTCGGTTCGGCGCATATTCCAGCTCCCAAATATTAAAGTTCTGAGCAAACCACTTTGTGTCTGAATTAATGGCTTTTAGAAACTCTCTTGCCAGTGGCGTACGCTGAGTAGGCTCAACATTGGTTTCAACTTTTTCTAGCAGAGTTGCTTTTGTTACAAAACCACTAGCCCAAGCTTCTGGGAAGGTACCCGCTTGGTTTGCCACCAAGGCTTGGTTTTTTGTCACTCGAAAGTGTGACTGACGCTCTTCATAAGAGTTAAGTAAGGCATCAGCGCTGGCTAGATGCGCATCCACCTTGGTTTTCGTCTCAGCCACCGCGGTGTTTAATTTGTTTGTGATCTCACTGATCTGATTATCAACGGTCGCAGTCAACCCTTCAGTGGCCTCAACAACGCGTGTGATATCCTGTTCTAAAGACATTTATGTTCTCCATTTATAAAAAAACCCGCTTAAAGCGGGCTTTTTAAAATCTGTTTTGAATTATTTTCCATGAAATTTTGGATAACGCGCCTGCACCGACTTTCGCGCATGGAGCCATGCTTGTTTTGCATCAAATGCTTGCTGGCTATGTTCGCCATGCTCAGCTTTCGCTGCTAAATATTTAAATGCCAAGCCATCACTTTGCTGTTGATAGCCCAAAATACGCGCTGCCTGACATTGCGCTTGTTGCTGCAGTACTTTTGCTTCTTGCATCAACTTAAGTGCCTCTTCTGCTAACGTTTGTGCACGCTGGTTATCTACTTTTTTCATGAAATTTCCTTACAAAATACCTTTGTCAATTAATGCAAACTTTTGTTTTAAATGACGATACATATTCATGATCTGTGAACGCGCCATTTTGGCAAGCTCAGGGGCTATTAAGATATTAAAATCAACCCCTTTATCAATAATGGTAATCGCATCGCCCGGCACACCTGTCAGTGTCAGGTCAAACGCTAATAACAGATCAATATCATTAGATTTGTACGCAATCGGATCTGTCGCAGAATAAACGGCAAACAACACATGACGTATTTGACCGTTTACTTCTTCTTCGGTGTAAAAGCCAACCTCGTTGACAAAAAATCCGTCATCCGCCACTTTAGAGTCGTCGCGTACGGTTAAGTGAAGCTGCTTATTTGCTTCATCATATTCTGCGCAGTCAATATCTAGACGATATCGCTCCGCTTTCAGATTGGTAGTGTTTTCATCCACTTGATGCACACCTGAGCCAATCCCGATTTTGGTGATTTTCGCTTTAAAGCCATTTTGCTGTGCTCTGAACACAGCAGCCAGTCCCGCTGACGTGATCACCGGTTGTAAAATCGTGCTCACTATTGCACTCCTTGTTTGTCGATATTTATGATGCAGACACTGCATTGAAGTACAAACGACACACGGTCGTTTGCTTTGCGCTGTTTGACATCGCACCCGCAATACGGCTGCTAAATTCAATCATGCGCGAAGGCATGGTTTGGTCACTGCGTATATAAGTTCTAACGACTTGACCTGAACCCGTTGAAAGCGATGCGCCAAATCCGAGTTTGGCACCCGCCCTTAACTTTCGCTCACTGGCAGTATTGATGCGCTGGCGACTAACCAATGGCACCTGTTTTCTAATAACAAGGGCGCAGCCTGGCTGAGCAGATGATGTAATCTTACGCTCAGAAGAGGATGCTGCATAATAGCGAGAAGAGGCTGTGCGATGCCCAGAAATAGCACCAGCGAGTGAAAGCGTGTTACTGCCCGCACGTTTTTTTGTGTGCGGCATAACTTTGGCATAAAGCCGACTAGACGCAAAACCGTGGCCACTACTGGCCGCTGCAATTTGCGATGACATCTTCATGCCAACTAAAAAATCAAAATGTGCCCGTTGTGGCTTAGTTTGATTGGTCACGCGGTGTATTGCATCATACAACTTTTGATCAAGCACCACCGCGCGACTGGTATAAGGTACATCATTGGCCCATGCAATGAAGGTAAAAGTATGCGGCTCACCGCTGTGGTGCGGTGCTAAATACACATCATCTACATCATCGAACCATTCAAAAAATTCAATCTCAAGACCCAGTGACGCCAATGCGCGCTTAACCGCGCCAACGGTTCCCTTATGTTTATGAACCGTCACTGAGTTGGCTATCATTGCCCGTTTTGTTTCTACAGGCCAATCTTCTTTCCATTCGTCGACAGATAATGCCCACGCGAGCCAAGGTAACAAAGATTCAGGACAAGTCATCGGATCCCATTGAGACCCAATGTATTCAGGGATAACTGTTCTGGTATCAAACTGTTCACGGGTATGGGATAAACGCTGCTCAAGATGGTGCTCTAAATTGCTTCCATTATGAGGCAGAAGTGATTTGTCGCTCATGATTAGGCCTCATTTGGAAACTGTAAATTAATATCTAAGCTATACGCCTGATTGACGCTTGGTTGTAAATCTTCAGTGGGGGCGAGAACTTTTACTTTTCTCACTCCGGGCTGGTGCAATGCATCAATGATCCCTGAGTGAGGTACTTCTTCTCCTAATTTACAGTGTTGTGTCATAAACACATCTAGCGCCTGCATAATGGCCAGTTCAACCTGTGCCTTATTTGCACCAATATTTAAATAGATTTGCGCACTCAACACCTGCCTCGTTGGCATTACCCACTGCGTCACCACTTTATCTGTTATTGGGCGGATATCTTCATCATGTAGTCGCGTTTCAATATCCGCTTTAATTTCATTTGCTTGAGCTTCTGTCATGGTATTGATCAATGCATACACATTGACATAACCCGGATGCTCAGAGTCTACATACACATCTTTAACCTGATCGTTCGCGGTGAGCGTATGATACTCGTAGGCGCCTTTAGTACCGGCCATACTGTAGCTTTCTAGTGACAGAGGTATTCTTTGTCGATACCGCTCATCGCCTTCATTTTCGTCTCGCCCAATGCCAAATAAGGCGCCTAAATTGTCTAAGTCGCTGCCTTGTGAAAATGCCAGCATCACGGATTTAGCCGCGTCATTAATCCGTTGCCTGAGCAACAGTTCACGATATGACGCTATTTCAATTAGTTTAATTGCAGGATCAGAGGCCAATAAAGCATGATCCGGCAACTTTTCGAGCAAAGCCTGCTCCATTTGCTTATAAATCTCATCATAACTAAGCGCTTCAATAACCTGAGGTGGTGGCAATTTAGCTAATTCGATGGCTGTACTCACAATTCGTCTCCTAATAATACGTTTGCGCACGAACGCACATGCAATCTCATAGCTTGTGCACATGGATTTAAGTGATTAATTACAAAAAAGGGATTTTTAAACAGTGGCCAGATAGGCCTTAAAGGGAGGTACGCTTTGCACTCAGCAGCGCATCAAGTTTTTTGTCTATAGAGTCAAGACGCTTTTCAATCCGTTTTTGATCTTCCTTACGGATTTGTTTTAAATGGGCTAACTCTTGAGAGTTAGAGGTAATACGTTTATCTAAGTCACTTAGATACAAGATGCTTGATACAACCAAGGCAATCGTTGTAAGAATGTGGGCTAAACTCAACTCCTTTTTCATTTGCCAATTTTCAGGTTGTCTCACTTTGCCACTCCTTTCAACTTTTCAATGGTCCGAAGGCCAGCTAGTCCCAACATACCTAAAGTCAATTCCAACATCACGTCTAGTGGCAGTACCGGCACCCCATGCTCTGGAAACAGCCACTGTAAAATTGGGTTGATCACAAAAGCAAATAAAAAACCAAGCCCACATACCCACATCAAAAATGGCCGAGCACCAGCAACAAATCGACTGCGATGACTTGCCTGTACTGAATTAATATGTGCTTGTATTTCACTTTGCTTATTAAGTAGCCTTGCCTTAATGACATGCTGTTCGAGTACTTCTTCTTCACTCGTATACAGCTCATCTATGATTTCACTGACTACCTGCAGTGGTTCTCTCACACTGCCAGTGAACAAATTTGTTAGCCAGTTCATGATTGCCACTCCCCACTTAACATTTGCTGCGCCAATTCCTGTGCTCGACTCGGCACTTGATTAGCCCAACGGCTATCAAGCATTTCAACTGCAGCACTTTCAAACTCTCCTTGTTGCACGTGTTCAAGCATCCTTTTGAACCCCATCAGTCCTTGTAAGCCAATATTGAATGCCATATTCGTCAGCACTGCTACCCGAGCTTCATTACAGTGCGAAATATCAATACGACGCTTTACACCTGCAAGCGCATTTTGAATATCTTGTGCAAGTAAATACTCGGCCTCTTCTTTATCCACTCCTTTATTGTCTAAATTTCTACCATAACCTATCGTGAGTTTGCCTCCCGTGCAGTAATACGGAAAGCGTCGATAGCCCTCATGTTTCTTGATTTGCTCAACCGTATTCATGATCGACATCTATTTTCCTACTCGTTAGTAGCTTAACTCCAACATGAGTGTTCTTTCAGCTTTGGTAAGCCAAAACTCTGCAGAGCGTTTTGTATCAAAACCAAGCATTTTTGCCGCTTGGCTTAGTTCAACATCCAATAAATACTTAGCGCGTATTGCTCGGATGCATTCTGGTCGCAGTTTGCTGATTAACTGCCCCAGTAATTCAATTTCTTCAGGTACATTCATCATGTCACTAGAGAAGTAATTGCTTCGGCCTCCTCCACTTTGCTCAGTAACAGCTTGGCGACTAAAGCCTTTGCCCAGTTCACGCTGTCGCCAATACTTGCCCCAACGTCTGAGGGCGCTGCGAATTTGTTTAATGGTTATTTGTGTCGCAATCATTGAGCTTTCCTATTACTTCTATAATATCGAGTGAATAAACGTCTTCTACTAAACCAACCACATCATTCCATTTCGGGCTGTATTCTTTATTTTCCCAGCGCCTAAGTGTGCGCTCTTCAATGCCATAATTGGCCGCCGACTCTGCCTGAGTGAATCCGCGTATACGCCTTGCGAAGCGAAGGATTTCAGCCCCTAGAGGTGTTCGCTTCTCTTTAAATATTCTGCTTGATGTGTAACTTGACTGTGTCAT